AGAATGTATATATATTCCCAAATTACTCAAAAATAATGTGGATAACTTTTTTTTGGTGGTTTGAAAATTTCGCCGTATCTTTGTGGAAACAAATCGGGGGACAGCGTATCTGAACAAAAAAAGTTATGAGATTACAGACATTTAAAAAGAATTATGACGTAGCACTTTTGAAACTTGAAGCTACAAGAAATGAAGTTGTTATTAAAGTTTTAGTAACAGAAAAAAGTACAGGTAGATATGATACTTTTGGTTGGACACCTGATTGTTATGGTGCTGAACCATATTGTAGTACTTTTGGTGAAGATATGGATATGGTTGTGATGGACTATATGAGAGATGAAATATGGATGAAACTACCTTGTCCAACCGCATCTGAAAGTGAGTTAGACATGGTCAAAAAATTTGAATTGATTTAAATTAGAAGGGTCCCAATTGGGACCCTTTTTTAATCTTCTATATTCTTTAAAATTTTTGCTACTTGTTGTAGGAAAATCTCCTCTTTACAGAAATCTGCTACCTCCTCAAAGAACCCTGATACACTAAATCCGTTCAATTGACCCTCTTTAACTTTCTTCCAAACATCATCATTCTTTACTCGCATCGATACAAACCATGAACCGATAGGGAGATGTTCATAACCATATTTGTTTGATTTGTCATGTTCATCTTCTTTAATCCATGACTCAATAACGTACACATCCTTTACGGCTTTACCATCATGTTGAGTATCGTTGTTGTCTATGTATTTGTTCTTCATGTATTTCTCAGCAATCATCTTGATGGTCTCTGCTGTGAAATAAACGTAGTATGGATTACCTTGTTTATCCTTACGGAATATCTTAAGGTCAGGAATCATCGCTGGTCCAATAACAATTCTCTTCTCTTCTGAATCAATTTGAAAATGTTGTTTCGACATCTTCTCAGCTTGGTTGATTTTAGATTCAGCCCATGATAAAGCTGACTTACCACCCCAAGAATCATACATCAATTTACCACATCCGTCATCATAACTTTTAGAACTTTCCAAATCTACTTCATGTCTTGATAGGTACGAGTACATGCGTTTCACCGTATCTAAACTGATGGCTTCACCATTAGCAAGTTGGTTAGCTCTAATTTTACCAACCTCAGTTCCACATGAACCCCAACCATTTTCTTCAACATATCTAAGAACCGCCTTTGCGTTGTTCTTAACAGATTCAGGATAGTCTGAATAACTCTCAAATTGAGATGGTTTAAGATATTCAAACTCTTCCAAAAATCCTTTCTTCTTCTTTTTCTTAATACCAGGATCAACGTATCCACCAATTGTTCCTACATTGTAGTCAAATTGTTCTACTTGAATCCCTGCTGTATTTTTTCTAATATCATCAACGACATTAGGATTGTTATCGTAATGTCTCTTAATTCCTAATTGGTTTAATTGTCTCCATTTAGATTGTCCATTTGTGAAATAAATGTTCTCTCTTGGAATCCCTACTTGTCTCGCAATTGTATAAACGGGTAACGCATCGTTTTTACTTCTCGCAGTTACGATATATAATTCATTACCTTGTCCTTTTAATCTCATCGCAAGTTGTTGTCCTCTTTCTGTTGACAACGTTCCATCATAGTCCAAAGAGATTTTCATAAAATCTTCTTTAGATAATCCCAAGTTTCTTTTAGTTGAGTCACTTGGATTGGCTGCGGTCTTAGATGTTACCGTTGAACTTTGAGTCCAATCAGGAGTTAATTCTGTTGGTATCCCTAATTCATCAAGTTGTGCTTGACCTCTTGATACAGATGCTTTGTTAATGATGGTAGAATCCCTCGTATAGATGATTTTAAACCATCTGTGTCGACAGTTGAACCCACCTCTCCAAAACTTAGCTGACTGTCCAAAATCGTTTGTAACAGCGTCAATATCTTCTACTCTCCAAACAAAATCCTTTTGTACTAATTCTCTACAAAATTGTCTTGTGGTTGGAATAACAGAATTTTCTAATATATTTGGTGACAAACCATATTTGTATCTTATTCTATAGAAACTTGTATCCTCGTATGATGGTTCGTTTGGATTTGTTTGCGCAAATTCTTCCTTATCTTCTTCAATTACTTTATGGATAACCCAACCTTCTTCCAATAGTTCTTGTTCACTTTGGGCGGTCTCCATTAATTTTTGAAGATACATGTCATCCTCTCCGTCAGGAATGTGAAAATCATGTGGTTTATCTTTTTTAAAAGCAACCCAATTAACCTCAATTGCGGGTTCATCAACAAGGGAAATACTATCAATACCTGATACGTCATCATCCTCGTCAATCTTTAGTTCGTATATTTTATCTTTCTTGATCATATTACTAAATATAAATTATCTTCCCTGCCCTCTGTAGGCTTTAGGTTTTTGTGCTTTAGGTCCATAGGACTTTTTTCCTGTAGGTTGTGATTTTTTCTTCCCGAACGTCACCTTATGTGCGTTATTACTTTTTCCTTTGGCCATGTTATAAAGTTGATAAGTCTTTTAATCTTGCTTGACGTTGTTGTGCTGATGTTAATTCACCTTCAACAACATATGTTTTTATTATTGCTTGTTCTGTTTGTACATCTGATGGGTATCCTGATTTTGGTGAGTCAGGTGATGTCGTCATCAAGTTTGGTGCGAATGGTGTTCCACCTCCCATTTGATTCATCATGGACAACATAGGTGCGAACATGGTTACAGCTCCTCTTGTCATAATTGCCTCACCTTTCTCGGCTTCAATCATGGTTCCACCATTATAATGTCTTTCACCACCAATTATACCACCTTGTTCGTAGTTTCTACCGTAGTTGTTTCCACCACCTCCACCACTTTTATCTGGTTGGAAATCTTGACCGTTTATACCACTGATTGCTTGTGCTGCCGCTGCGATTGTTGCTGCGGTTGATAAAGCTGCGGATACGGTATTGATTGTAACCCATGGTTGACCAAATGTTAATGGGAATGATGCGATTGCTTTCGCGTTTGCGATTGCGTTATTGGTCCATATCTGTCCGATTGCTGCCGCCTTTTCAATTACGATACCAGCAACCGCCATCTTCTTAGCGTTCTTAAATTTCTTCTCGTCTCTTCCTTGTGCCTCTTGAAGTAATACCTCACCAATTTGAGATAGAGTTTGACCGAATTGAACAGATAATCCTAAGATAGCAAGTTGTACTTGTTTTCTCGCCTCATATTCCATGGCCCCAATATCTCTCATCCTCTGTTCATGTTCCATTCCAATAACCTCAAGCGCATCTGCGTTATCACCTGCCGCCTTTACAGCCGCATCATTGTTTAATTTCTCTTGGTTTCTTAGATATACAAAATGTTCTTCAGTAATTTCATTTACTGTTGCTGCCTTCCTTCCCTCCAAATCTGCTTTGGCTTGAATTTGTGCGGCATCAATGTCGTTCATCTTCTTCTCATGTTCTCTCTTAAGTTGTTCAAGTAACGCATAATTTGATTGTGCTTTCTGAACCGCAAGTTTGTAAGCGTCTTCTTCAACTTGTCTTTGTGCGTCAAAGAATTTAACACTACCATCATATTCAGCTTCTAAAAATTTCTGAGATATATCTAATTTGTTTTGTAATTCTTCCTCGTCAATTTCTTGTAACGCTTTCCAATATTTGGTTCTTGCGTTCTCCATTTTATTTTGGTCTTTCTGCGCCTCAACCAATTCTTTTTGGAACTCTGCTTGTGCTTTCTCTCTTCTAGCAGTATAATATAATTCAGTTCCCGCTCCAACTTCAGTCATCAATCTATCATTCTTGTCGATTTCTGCTTGGATTTCCTTTACCGCATCTTCTTTAAGTGCGTCCTCAAGTTTCTTTGAGTTATTGTATTTTAATAAGACTTGTTGAGCATAAGTTAACTTATCATGCTCAGTCATCATTTGTCTTTTCTTATCTAATAGTTTTTGTAATTCTTCTCTTCTTGTATTTTCCCTATTAATTTCATTTTCAATCTGTGCGTCAATATCCGCTAACGCACTGGCATACGCCTTTTCATCTTCTTGTTTTTGTTTTTCTCTTTGTGTTTTTCTATCTTCTCTTCCTTTTTCTACAACTCTTAATTGTTCTTTTAAACCAGCTTTTTCTTGTTCGATTCTTAAATCATTTCCCTTTCTTCCTAATTCAACATATTCGTCATTTAATTCTTTGAATCTTTCATTTTTTTGTTCTTCAGTTAAAACAGTATTAACACTTAATTTTAACGTTTCTCTTTCTATTTTTCCTCTAGCATCTTTAATTGCTTGGATTCTTTTCTCATATCCTTGATTTTCAATATTAAAAACCTCACTTGCTGATTTACCAGCAATCTTAGCTCTAAGTTGTAATATCTCAGTTTCATCTTGAATTGCTTCTTGAGTATCGTCAATAGACCTCTTTAATAATTTAAACGATTCTGATAATTTGGCGTTCGCAGCTTCAGCCTCTTTAGTTCCTGTCCACCATTCAGTTAATACTTCAACAAGTTTTCCAACCGCTACAATTACTAATCCAATACCTAAACCCGCTAACGCAATTTTTAAAGCGTTTGTTGCGAATGTAGCTGCCCTTTCCGCAAAAGTTAAAGTATTTGTCGCAACTGTTTGTGTGGTAATTGCGGCAGTACCTTTTTTAGAACCTTCAGCCAAATCAATTTGACTAATCGCGAGTTTCTTTTCAGCATTAAATTGTTCCCTTTCAGCTTGAGTCATTTGACTGTAAGCCTTGGTTGCTTTAATTGTTAATTGACCGTTTTTATCGGTTTGAATATTTAAAGTCTCGTATTGTTTTGATGAATTTTGTAAAGCGGCCGCAGTTGTACCCGCAGCTTGAGCCTGATTGGTTAAAGATGTATTGGCTTGGTCCGTATTGTTGGCCAATTTTTTATTTGTCTCATCTAAATTTTTCGCCTCTTTATTTAATCCCAATAAATTATTCGCAACATCTAACATGTCGTTTCCTAATTCCTTAAATTGGAATCCAATATCTTTTACACTAAATGAAGTAAAGGTCTTCATTAGACCAATCGCACCTGTCAATTGACCAAAGAAACTACCAACAGGGCCAGGTAATAATGATAGGGCAGCAAACAAATCCTGAGATTTTGCTCTCATTCTTTCTGTTTGATCCCTAAGATCACCCATTTTTGTAGCTAAGATTTGAAATTCAGCACTACCTTCTTTGGTCTTGCTCATCTGAGCCTGTAATAATCTAATCTGTTGTTTTAGATTGAGTGTTTTATCTATTGCGACATCAACGGGTTTCCCTTGAACGTCATAGATAATTTCTATTTTCTTTTGGACAGCCATATCTTAAGCGTTTAACATTTCTTTTTTAGTGTCATGAAAAGACTGTTCCAAAATGTTCTTTTCTCCTCTTAATGTTTTAATACAGGAGAATCCTAATTGGATTTCTTTCATTTTATTTTTACGTTGTGTGACAATATCACCTAAATCTGTGATTGATAAATTAAACGTATCAACCATTTTTCCATTTTCAAATATCATTAAATCCATATATATAATTTTTAACATGATACCCCACAATCGACTATAGTAAATGTTGCTAAGTCTGCGAATGGAATACCCTCTCTTATTGTACTACAATCTATACAACCCGTTAAATCTTGTGTTCCAAGAGAACCTATATATGTATAAGTATCTCCTGATGGGGTGGTATATTTGATATAACCCGTATCAGTTACGTTAATTGTAATACCTGACGTAAACACATTGGCTGTTGCTGTCGGTGTAGGTGCTGGTGTACTTGTGACTTCAGGTGTTGCTGTCGGAGTCGGTGTTGGTACAGGTAATGTCGATACTGTTACCGTTGCTAACGCTGTAACAACTTGTCTCTTTCCAATTGCTCTAAATTCAAATACATAAGTTCCGTTTGTGAATCCACTTGAACCCAATCCCATAAGACTAGATGTTATAATAAAATTTTGTGACGCACCTGTATATAAAGTGTTTCCACTTACGTTTTCGTTGAAATATACACATCTCCAAGGTTTATAATATTGTTGATTTGGTGCCAACATGTGAATTGAAAATATACTCGCAAAACCAGCAGTATCATCACTTAGAAATTTTTGTGCTCCATTGAAATCTATCGCATAATCAAAATTTATAGTTAATTGATTTGTTGTTCCTGTAACAGAATTTACTGTAAACGTATTAATCTCAATATTATTCTCATCCAAGTCATGTACAATCTCTTGGTCATACTCAGCCAAGTAATTGTTTGGGAAAACAAAACTTGAGTTATTTATCTGTCCTATATATTTTCTACTCATATTATTAAATATAATTTTTTGTTAAGGTATGTTTATATAAAGTTCAATTCTAAACGCTTCTCCATAATTAATTGGTGTTGATGGGTATCCACTTGCGCCTGCTACTAATTTTTTAGAACCAGTTGCTGGACATGTTGGAATTGCTGCGGGTATAGTATTTGTATATGTATGGAATAAAACATTATTTTTATAAAATTTCATTGACCATGACCATCCACCTCTAACTATATCACTACATACACTAAATCTTCCTGTAATAGAAGGTAAACCAATTGGATCAATTGTTGCTGTTTTAGTACCTAAATCTTCTACGAAATTTTTAGTATTAACACTAAAATCATCAAACGGAATTTGATTCACTTTATATTGTAAAATTATGTTCATTGTATCAAAATCTAAATCAGCTGCCCCGCTACCACTTCCATAAACAACATATTGAAATGTTGGTGCCGGTCCTACTGTTGAGGTAGGAGTCGGTGTTGGAGGAACAGGTGTCGCTGTTGCCACTGGTGTCGATGTCGGTACCGCAGTTGGATTTGGTGTCGGATTTGGTGTTGATGTTGGTGGTATTGGTGTTGGGAATGGTGTACTTGTTGGTGCTGCCGTTGCTGTTGGTTCAGGTGGTGGTGTAGTACCACTATCAATTGTTAAAGCAACTTGTTGTGTAGTCGGTGCGTCAATTACATAAGTAAATGTTGAATTACTTCCTGAAGAGAAAGGACATGATGATGATGAACCATTTCCATTCATAAGACATGCCACACTTGTTCCAAATTTAACACTATCAAACGCAGTTAATCCTGTTATTGTATAAATGAATGAACATGTTCCTGGTAAAGTTGTTGCTGTCGCACCAGGTACATTTATATTACCTCCATTATTCACACTATAGAATAATGTTAAAGTAGATGGTGTTCCATCTATATCTCTCGCATAAATTTGTAAACTCTTATCTCCACCTGTCGCACTCGGTGTTGGACTTGGAGTCGGACTTGGAGTCGGACTTGCTGACGCTGTTACACTTGGAGTTGGTGATGCTGATGGTGTTGCTGATGGTGTAGGACTCGGACTTAAACTCGGAGTTGGTGTTGGAGGACATATATATGTCGCAGCTGTACCTACTCTCACCACATATTCAAAGTTATAAATTTCTGATGGTAAATTTGGAACAGTTATAGTTCTTGTTCCTACTGCTGTTGAACAATAAACATATTCTTCTCTTATACCTCTATCACCATTAATTTCATCAGTTGTATAATCTCTTCTTATAATATTAATGTATCTTGTTTCACCTGTTGGTACACTACTAATTGTTATTGTGAATGAATCATTTCTAAATAATGGTCCTACATATTGTTCTTCAATAGTATCTGTGGTTGTATATAATAATGTTGCTCCATTTCTTAGAATTGTTAAATTTGTTCCAGCAACCGCATCTGTCAATTCATCATAAGATACTAATAATGAACCTCTAACTCCAATATTACTATTTGGTGTCGCAGATGGTGTTGGACTTGGTGCCGGCGTAGTTGTTGGCGTTGGTAAATTACCATGATAGGTAGATGAACCTGTGAATATTCCATAGGTATTTCTAACCGATGTGAACTGTGCGCAATTTTCAAATACGTTAACACCAGTGTTTGTTGAACCTGAGTTAACCCAATAGGTTGGCATATTAAAACCAAATGGTCCTGTTGGTGTATTATACACATACGTCATCAACGAATCCGCTGACCAATCAATACCACTTGAATTGTAAGTTGTTGCTGAAACCTCGTACATGGTATAAGGAACATAAACAACTGACGGTGAACCTGATTGAATGTTCTTAATGGTAGATGTAAATCCTGTTGTAGAACCTGTTAAAGACCCTACCTGATTGTCATAATAAACCGACCAACCAAAGTTAGTATCCAATAGGTTTGGATTGGTAAAATCGGTTTTAAATTTATAAACCACTGATGGATTATCACAATAAAAATATTGGAAATATCTATCAGGGTATGTTTGAGGATTAGTATTAAATTGAACTAATTCAACTTTAGTTAATTCTCTATTCGTTAAATTAAACTCAGATATTTTATTTACGAGAAAGTATTGTTCTTGAATCTTAACAATATCCTCAGTAAATAAATTCTTGATGTCACTATATTTTAAATCAAACTCACCCGTTAAAAATCTTGTGTTCTTATCGTATAAGTTTGTAATTCTATTTCTGTAGAAAGTATTGTACGCATCATTTTCAGTATAAACGTTATATGTTTGTACACCGATATTAACAGGTAATTCTGAGTTAAATAAAATTGATAAACTATCGTTATTAATTTTATCTACGTCAGCAAGACCAATAGGCATGGTATGTGAAATTACAGGTACTCTATCCGTTTGTGAATATGCGGTAGCACTTGAATTACTTACATACACCGAATAGGTACTATATGGTGCTACGTTATAAACCTCACCAACTGTATCTATGAATGGGTTAAATCCACCCAACCAAAAGAATAATTTTGGTTTTGTCTTAACTCCTTTATAAACCCAACTTACTCTTGATGTAGTTCCCGTTACACTTTCTTGTGATGCCGCAGAATAATTGATACCTAATGGTAGACCAATATTGTTTACGCCATCTTTGTCCCATTTACGAATTAATTCAGGTCCGAATATTGTTTCAATCTTCTTCTCCTGTGATTTAAAGTCGGTTGGGTTATATACTAAATTTCTACCGTATATACGGTTATTTCTTGTTTTAAATTCTTTGTTTCCTTCATCACCATCTTCCAAATCAGAAAGATATAATGTACTCTCAATATAGTTTAACGCAGGTTCTACTGTGAACCCTTTGTCATAACTAATCTTTGGTGTCCAATCATGAATCTGACCTGTTCCCATGTAAAAATCAAATGGTTCTATTATAATTTGATTTTGAACATCAGGATCGGGAACGAATATTAAATTAAACTTCTTTGCGATACTTCCAAGAATATCAATCTGTTTAATATCTTGGTCCATGGCAACTGAGAAGTCAACGAAGTCTCCATCAATGTATGGAGTTTCATCACCAATGGCAAGAGGAAAATATTTTAAGATTGTTGACCTTGGTACTGATGCTGTTCCTGTTGAGAATGTTCTACCAACGTTTTGTGTGAAACCACTTGAACCTGCGGTAATAGTTCCTGATACAGGACCACCTGAGGTAAATGTCGCTGTGAATGTAATATCACTTAAAGAATAACATGGGATTCCTGAATCTCCCGCAACGACAATTACATTAATTGTTCCTGTTGGTTGTTCTAAAAATACAACCTTCACACCACTAAGTGGTAACTCTTGAATGTTATTAATCTTGTAAGAGAACTTTGTACTTTCTGAACTATAAAATCCGTACATATACAAAGACTTCATCCATGGTGTGTTGAAGAAATCAGATTTGATTGTGTAACCATAAGTCTTAAACATGAGTTTAATTATACTCCAAATGTTTAATGCTGGTTTCAATTGGTTATTGATTAATCCTTGACCTGGTGAGTTAATATGGAATTGTAAATTACCTGCTGCCCATGCTCCTGCTTGTGTGGTATATCCACTCAATACTCCTGACGTACTATTCGTTGAAGAATAGAATCTTGTTTGGTCTGAAGTACCACTGAATATAACAGTATCACCTGAATAGTTGTAACCATTGTGTACAACAGGATATAAATAAGGATATGGATATTCACTATCTAATTGAAAGTTAGTGTAGTTAAAATTCGAACTAACATTAGATAAACTAAATGTATGATTGAATGGAAATTCAGTATCGTTAAAATCCAAATCTTTTACAAGATTATTACCAATCAATCCAAATAAGTTTCCAACCTCAGAATATAATGTTACAGAATATTCTACTTTTGAATTTAATACTCCAACCTTATTCAATCTCATGTATCCTTTGAAATAGGATTCGTCATTTAATAATACGGAACATGGAACTCTTAAAGATGCGTCAAAATATAATGATACCGCATCCACATTGAAGAAGTTTTCAAAGAATCTATTGTTCTTTTTTGTTCCTGGCAAAGTCAAACCAATACTATAATCTGAATTTTTCTTAGCAATATCCTGTAATTCCGCAACAGATTTGTTAATCTTAATTGGAACGTCGTCGTATAAATCTAAAAACTCAAAAGCGTTTGTCCCTTCTACCAACGTTGAAGGGATATTAGTTTGTACTCGTAATACTGTTTGTTGTTGTGACATAAATTAAAATCCTTTATTTACAAAGAAACTATCAGCGTACTTTAATGTTATTCTATATTTGTTTAGTTTCCTATGTTTCTTAGTTATCGTTTCAACCTCTGTTGATAATATCTGTACAGGTCTTAAATCCTTGTACACTTTATCTTGTCTATCCATTGGTGAAATGAAATCTGGTTTCATCTCGTACACTTGTGGTGAATAGAACATTTGTTCTAACCATTGTCCGTATGGAACTGATAGGTAATCAGATTCTAATACTATCTCTCTGTTTACATCTGTACCAAATGTTTTAACACTTCTACCCGCATCTCTGTCAGGTGTGTTTAAATCGGTTGCGTAGTATCTACTATCGTATGTTTGTGTTGTTATCTTTTTAACATCGTTTCTATAAGATGTAAATGTGAAGTAGTCAAATCCTCCTTTAGAATTTAAGAACGCTAAACGAGTATTTTCAGGTCCACAATTCTCGGTCAAATAGAAATAAAATAATTCAGATATTGGACCCATTGGTCCTTCACTAAGTCTAGAACTATTTTGTGTTGGATAACCATAGCATAATTGGACAGTGTAATAAGCAATAACGGTAAAATCTAATCCACCAAATAAATTATTAATGTCTGATGGTCCACATGGTAATGTCGATATTTGTAAAGTATCGGTATATCCTGTTGGTGATACGTAAGCACCATAAGTTCCACCAACAGCACCATTTACTTGTTCCCAAAAAGAATTTATTAAAATATTATTCTCATCATAAAAATCAAATTGTACAAAATCTGCTTCAATCACTTGTCTATCTCCGGTCTGTCCGTTTAAGAAATATAATACGTAATTTTCGTCAGATTGTATATATTGTATCCTTGGTGCGTCAGTTAAAAATCTACCCCATTCACTCATCTCAGGAACCGATGGATAGTCCATCAAGTATTGAGACATGGGTGACAACATTCTATTTGAATCGATTGTCGGAAACACAATACCTGCGTTTGGTTGTTGTGCCAATACCGTACCAATTTCTTGATCGTAGTTTGGTAAAATGTATTTGTTCTGACCCATTTGGAACGCTCCACCAATCAAATCAAAATACTCTCCTGTATTAGTTGTACCTGAAGCCGTAACTCCTGTTTGTGAAATATTAATTGGGATACTTGAATAATGGTCCAAATCGTTTAAGATAAAACCATTGTTCTCATATTGTTCTGTACCACCACTAATATATTTGTATGCGTATCTATAACTTGCTTGAATGATGTTTCCATAAGGATTAACAAAATTCAATTGTGTGTACGTACTAAACCAATCGTTTAACCAATAGTATTGGTAATGTTCTGACTCAACATAATTCGAAAGGTAATCGTATGGTCTTATGTTGAAATTATATTCAAAATATGTAGCACCTGTAGCACTAATATTATAAGGAACAATTGTCATCTTACCAACTAATTGATCTGATGCGGTTCTTGTGGCAACAAACATGTTAACATCCAATTCCATGGATGGTACATAGGTATCACCTGTAAGTGTTACTTGATAGGTCGCACCCCTTTGATAAATCATGTCCGTACTTCTACGAACCTGAGAAAAGGAATTTAATCCATTAGAATATAATTGTTTATAACCGAATGTTGCCATATTACTTTATTTTTGTATCTATTAAAATCTTACTTATTTTGTTTACCAAATCTTCGAAAGCCACATCACCAATTAAGTCTGTGATTCTTGAGTCCTTTTCTAACATCTCATAAAACTTATCTTCGACCTTTGCTGCTCGGATACCGTTCTTACGGATTCCTCCTTGTATAGCAAAGACCGTTGCTTTCATCTCATCGAATTTTGGTTGGATATTATTCGCTCTCATCCAATCAAGTAATACTTTCATGGGTAGAGGTTTTTTTCCATCTCTTTTTCTTTTCTTGTTTATTGCGTACGCAAATGATACCATCTTTTGTTCTGCTGAGAAGTTGAATTTAATTCCTCTTGCTTGAATCCATGTCATGAGTGCCGAGTATGGAACATATCCTTTTCCCTTTGCTCTTCCTCTGTTAACATAAGTATAATAATCATTTACGAATATATCTACGATAAAGTCATCACCTGACTTCTTAACTACTGTATTAACACTATTATATAATGAACCTGTAGCGTACTTATTCGACATACCTTTTGGAGGGAACCCAAATGGATATGCTTTCTCCAATAAGGGGTCCCTAAACATGTCGTCAATTAAATCTGCTACCTTTCCTAAATCCATGTTATACAGGGTTTATAATTAAGTAAGCAACAGTATCAGTATCACCATTTCCTGTTGATGTTATTGTAAATGTACCTGTACCTTTTGATGTAATTGCCACACTATGTGCGTTAGTTAATGTTTGTTTAGTTAAGTATATTAAACTATTCGCAGTAACTAAACTATTTGATACCGTAGCAACACTTGGATTTAATCCATCCAATACTGCGGTTCCCATAGTTGTATTTGAACCTGACGCAAATAATACGTTACCTGATACACCTAATGAACCTGTAACCGATACGTTACCATTTGATCTAAGTGAACCTGATATGGTTGTATTTGAACCTGAATCAATTAAGAAACCTGTTCTTCTCGCAGCTGCTGATGTACCTGTACCAATTGCGAACACCACTTGTTGTGAGTCCTCTAAGTTGGAACCTGTCATGTTAAATCTACCAAAGAACGCCGAACCACCTAATGTACTCGCTGTGTGTGATGCTGACACCGCCAATCCATTACCATACATTATTGTAGATAACAAGTTTGCGTTTGATGATGAAACAAATGATGATGATACTTGTATGTTCGCACCACCTAATAAGTTACTGTTAAAGTTTCTTGTTAAGTTTGATGATTGTGAACCTGATACATAAAATCCATGTCCTGTTCCACCTTGACCACCAAGGAATGTATTATTACCAAATGAAATGTTATTGTTCGCAATTGCGGAAGAACTAACATGATTATTAATTGTTACCGCTGCGTTGTTATAGTTAGTTAGATAACTGATTGAACTACTGATATGATTTAATGTAACAGTAGCTCCCATAATATTTGTACTAATCGATGGTCTTGTGTTTGTTACAAAGTTTTGTGTTGATGTTATACCACCACCATTAAGTAAGTTACCTGCTACCGCTTGAACAGAACCACTATTACTATTGATGGTTATACTACCAGCATATAATGTATTATTCGCTACTGTTGGATGACCACCCGCTAAAGATGATGTGGTAAAGTTCATCAATATGTTTGAGTTAGCACCAAGATAGTTGTTTGTTGTCTTTGGGAATAATAATGAACCTGTATTTAAATAAATTCCACCACCATTAGATGATAATGTATTATCTGAACCTGATATATAACCCTGTTGGTCAACACCACCAGCAACAGCAGTTGCTCTGATTTGTGGCATCGATACGATATTATTACTACCTGTGATTCTCAATGAACCTGTGTAGTTTGATATTAAAGCACCAGCACCACCAGCATTAGGGTTATCACTCCAACCTTTGATAAAATTAACTTGTCCTAATAAAGAACTTGTTAAATAAAGGTCTGTGTTAACTGAAGTATTATTTGATATTTGTTGTATGTCACCTCTATTTCTAAATGAACCTGAGTTAATTAATCCGACGCCAGGAAATACAGGAGTATAGTTGGTATTGTTAATAACACCATTCAATACTTGTATTGCTGCTGAACCTGTACTTCTAATTGGTGCTTCGAATTGAATTGTATGACCTGATACCTCAAAGAACATGAAATGATTGTTCGTTGGAAAATCAGATATTGCCACATCACCCGCTTGACTACCAGGTACACCTTGAATGTTTAACCATCTTGCTGATGATGGATTTGAACCTGATAAGAATCTAATCGCAGCTGAATTACCACCAGGATCAGGACTCAATTTGATTGACGAACCTGTTGGCATCACAACACTTTGTAACATGGTTACGTTTGTACCAAATGTACTATCCGCATTGAATTTAGTTTGTACAGATGTTTCCCATACTGAACCTGTCAACGCAAAGATTGAATCACCACTTGTTCCTGATGACCCTGACGTACCACTCGTACCTGATGAACCACTACTTCCGCTTGTGCCAGATGTTCCTGAACTTCCTGAAGAACCAGACGTACCTGAGGTACCGCTACTTCCACTTGAACCTGATGTTCCACTACTTCCTGAACTTCCGCTAGTACCTGATGTTCCTGATGAACCTGAAGATCCACTCGTTCCACTACTACCACTACTTCCTGAGGTTCCTGAACTACCTGATGAACCAGATGTTCCTGACGTACCAGAGGTTCCTGAAGAACCCGCAGCACTAAATACTGACCACCATGCTGGTTGAACAGATGGTTGTTTATTTAAGTTTCCTGCTTGAATGGAAACATATGATTGTCCGCCGTATGTTACGACATCGTTTAAATTATAAGTTGTTGAACTACTCCAAGCACCATTATAAGTGAAACCACTTCCACTTGAACCTGATGTTCCTGAGGTTCCTGAAGAACCACTAGTACCTGAAGTACCAGACGTTCCTGACGAACCTGATGTTCCACCTGTGATAGTTACACCATTAACAGAAAAACTTCCTGAGATATTAACTTGTGTTAAACTCATTTGTAATGGGGAATTATCACCATCACCAGTTTGAACTGTTTGTAAAGTATTGGTTAATCCATTAGTACTATCGGTCATCTTCAATAGACCTTGATATGAACTACTAACGTATAGATTATTTAATTGACCCATTTATTTATATATTTTGTTTTTGTTTATACATTATCCCATTGTTCTTTTTTCTTTCTCCACAGTTCGTTAACTTCATCCCATGTTAAGTTAGGACTGAAGTTTGTTTCAGGTAATACACATCTGTTATAATCGTATTTCTGAATGAAGTGGAAATCTAATATCCATCCTGACAAGATTGTTTCAGTCTTCTCGTAAAATGGTATTGCTGACGCTTCCCATCCTGCTTCAAAGTCTGAGAGATATAACTTTGCGAAGAAGTCTTTTAATATTTCCAATTGGTCAGACAATACGTCCGCAAAATTGGATATGTCATTATTCAACTTATCCACAAAATATACCTTCCATCCTAAATGGATATGTCCTGTGTGTATGTGAGTACTATCAGGTAACACATACATGCGTGGATATTTCGGTTCTTTCTTGGTTATTATATCATTAGTTAATTGTTCTACATCACCAAATCCATACGAGTTAACTTGTTCATGTAAATTCGCGAACTCTTCAAACTCATCCAACACATACTTGTAACTGTTGTATTGTTGATCTTCAGGGAATTGGAAGTTTCCAATCACTGGTGGAGTACAACTATCATAGTTAAACGCAACTTGGAAAGATACATTTAATGTCCATCCTCCGAGTGTTGTTTCAAACCTTTCAAGGAATGGTAATATATCAGGGTTCTCATCTACCACCAAATACCAACTGAAGTTTCCTTGTTGAGATGTATATGATTGTAATAAGATGGTCCAAACGTCCATGACCGTTCTCAAAGTATCAGACATTACCTCACTTTGATTTGATTGGTCTTCATCAACTCTATCCATGATGATAATCGAGAAACTATAATGAAGATGGTTCTCGTTTAGTCTAACCTGATTAGGGACAACGTACATTCTTGTATATTTGGGCTCCTGCTTCGTTTGTAAATCATTTGTACATTGCGCTAGGTCACCAAACCCGTAAGAATTAATCTGTGGGTGATGGTAAGCGATTGACCCTAAGTCGGCTAAAATCTGTTTATAATTTATTGAACTTGTATTAATCATCTATCTTTAAATATAAAATAATTGAAAACGTTATTTGAAATTAACCTTTCTTTTGTGCCTCTTTCTGTAACCTTACTTGTTCTTGGTCGTATTGAATCAAGAAACTTAACTGATTTAATACCTCAATTACGTTTTTTTGATAGACGTACTCGTGTTTTGTAAAATCATTTCCAGTAATTCTGTTGACGACAAGGAACCAGCCGTAGACTTTTTGGAAACTATTCCCCAAATTATCTTCCTCAGCTTCCAACCGAGCTTGATCTTCGTCCATGTCGATAGTTTCTGAATCGAAGACAGCTGGAAATAATTTGAATATTTGTTTGCGAAGTTGATAAAAAAAAACTGCGCACCTAAAATGTACCTGACGTTTAACTTGTTTTTGAAGACTTCCGCCCGTTCCGTCATGGACTTGACATCGTACTTTTCAATCTTAAAGTCATGATCAGACTTCATCTCCGTTATGGGTCGATACATGATTGCTGCGAGTATGTGTAACATGTCCAATAACTCTTCAGGTTTCTTTGTTGATATTGTATCCATGTCCATAAACTCAGCAAAGGTTAGTTCTTTCCAATTCGGAAAGAATCCGTATGTAATACCATCCAATTCAAATTTATCTTCAAACTTCGGTTTATCCGTTGGGATTAACGATAAGATATAATTCGCTAAGTAATTTACTTCTTGATAATCTGATTGTAACAAGTCTTGTAATGGTGCTCCTGTTATTAGGTTCACCAACTTTGCTGAAAAATAATCATCACTGAATAAATCTTTTACCTTATAAATTTTAGAATAGTTACCGATTGTTATAAAATCTGGTACATCATATTCTTTATCTTCAATCTTAAATTTTATCATATAAATGAAATGGCATAACGGCCAGTCGTTTTTAAATTCTTTATTTCGTAATACATTCTCATCATCAAGGCATCAGATAATCGGGAGACTTTCCCAATATCTTTTTCATTTCCTCTTTTGATTGAACCTGTACTTTATTGTCTTTGTCTACATCCTTCAATTTAACCGCAAGTAATTCCTGTGTTAAATCATCTATGGTTGTTGGGTCCAATAGATTTAAACTTATTCTTCCTTCCCTAAACATGTCCGCAAGTTTTACATAACATTGGGATTTTAGGTTGGAGAAGTTTTGGTCATGTAATGGTTTTGAGTTATTGACAAAGTTTGTTCCTCTAATCTGGTCCGCAACTCCGCCTCCTACGCCATCACTATCCACAATCACATTCGATGGATGGATTCCATACTTCGCAATTAAGTCCTTAATTTCGGACGATAATTCTGTGGTTGATAACTTACTATAGACGAGTATTTCTGTGACCACCAGTCCCACCCAAATTGATACTACCGACCTATCTGTACCAAATCTCGCAACATCGACAGACAAATACTTTTTATCCTGTGGATTTGGTGAGTCTTTGAATATACTTCCACTGATTGAATCAAATTCAAATAGTGAATCTGTGTCGTCCATGTAATTCCAATCACCATCTAACAATCTTTTACGTTGTTGTTGTGGTAATTCTCTTAACATTTGTATATATGAATCAGGTAAGTGTGGGTTATCAAGTGGTAACGCAGGTACAAACGCCTTGTTTGTTTCCAATCTATCCTCAATAAAAGGTAGATAGAAGTCCTTTTTAATCCAATTGTTTGATGGGTTACATGTTAATAACACCTTTGGAATTAAATTATATTGGTTTAATTTAAAACGGATACGAGATTTAACGATAGAAAAACAGAGAGAAGTTATTTGACTCGCCTCATCGATGAAAACTGCGGAGACTTCCAACGAACCTAAACTGTCGTAGTTAGGGTCCGATGGTTGAAACGCCAAATCTTTTAGTATAATCTCTGAACCATTATTGAATGTTAGTACGTTTGATTGACCATTGAATGTATAATGTTCACCTGATTTTAGTCCCATCATTTGTAGGACCTCAAATAAAGTGTTGAGTGTTGTTAGTTTTAATTGTTGTAACACCGCTCTACCAATCAGACATCTAATCCCTTGATAGTTTAGACATAGGTAACTTATCCACACACATCCTAACCATGACTTTCCTCCACCCGCAGAACCACCATAGACGATAATGTTTGTACTATCGTCCAATAGTAATTTCATACACTGAGATTGTTTCTTGGTTGGATTAATCGTTATTTCCATACATGAAATTATAAGCCCACAAATCTTCCACTTGGTTATTTATATTTCTTTCATTCTCCCAAACATTCGGGTCATGTTGAATATTACAATCAACTCTTCCTCTCTCACATCTTCTCATCCAATCTTCTTTGGTTTTGTTATGATAATGATTTATGTAAGCTACATCTGTTGGACCATTGTGATTGAATGGACCATGAAAAAATCTTCCATTAGTATCCATCGATTCTTCCGCAGTATTGTGTGGTAAAGTCATGATTGGTCCAATCTTTTTGTTGACAATTACTTTGATGTGTTCATTAATTCTATCACTTCTCATAGGGAACATCTTGATTAATGAATTACCTTCCCTCTTTTCAATACCTAAGTTTCCATATATATACCAATTCAATCCTATGATATTGGTTCTGTCTTTATATTCTTCAATTAACTCCTTGATGTTATTGTGTTTCTTTAGTACGATATATTCGTCACAATCGATGAACGCAATCCAATCATACTCTGTGTTGTCTTTTAGGAAATGATTATATAATGATACTTGTACGGCTCTACCATCACATACTCCTTTTGTTAGGAATGGTCTTTCCACATCCGTTCTCCAATCGTTCTGAAATAAAAAAATGTGGTCAAAACCTAATTTATGGTTATAATCTAACCATTCTTCTAAGTAGTAGTCTTCAAACTTAGCTACCGCACATATTGCTACTTTCATATTATATTTTTTTAATCCATGAATTATCTTCAAATACTTTATCAGGTTTCCCAAACATCTCATCAACCGCTTCAGTTACACCAAGTAAATGTGGATGTTGTGTTCCGTAGTCATGACCACCGATATATCCACCTTTTTTAACTAATGGTAAGTAATTGTTAATATCATCCTTCACTCCTTCATATGTGTGTAGACCATCGATATAAACAAAATCATATTTGTCATCTTTTAAAGATGATACCGCATCACAACTATACATCTTATAAACTGTAATCTTATCTTTCTTTTGTTCTATTCTGTTTTGAAATTCTTCAAATACATCATCAAAATTAAAATTAGATGTTGGGTCATTTTTATCATAGTGTGGTACAAATGAATCAATTGCTATAACATGTTTAAAGTGTTCCGCAAATATCACCGTACTCTCACCGATAAATGAACCAATCTCAATCATGGTCTTATCGGATACGTCTCCTAATTCTTTTATTAAATTGTTTAAACCGATTGTACCGGTTTGGTCCCTCATGATGGACTGATTTTGGTTTTTGTTAATTGTGTACATATAATAGTTTATCGATATACATTAGGGCTCCTTCGTTAAATCTCGCCAAATATTCTTCTACGAACCAATAGTCCGCTTGTTCAACTTCTGTTTTAAGTCTTAGTTTCTTTGCGTTGAAAGTTCTTGTCATGAAGTTTCCAATATCAATCTTACCAAGTTCTATTTCACCTTTGATTGGAATGTAGTCATCGTTCTTCCAATTGTGTGCCATATTACAATACGCAAAGTTTACATCGTTTCTTCCGTAAACTGAACCTAAGAAGTTTTGTACAAATGTTGGTACATAGTAATTGTCTTCCCCTGTCATGATAACCCATTCTTCAGTTGCTTCAGATAGACCATAGTTTCTTGGAGTATGTCCCCAATCTGCGTGGTTGTCTTCTAACATTGTGAATTTGATTCTATCATCATGGATGTAGTATGCCGCAATTCTCATTATCTTTTCCAAACTATCTTTGTCTGGTCCATCTCCTACAACATGTATTTTCCAATTGGGATTGGTTTGTCCTACAATTGAACTGATACATGCCATTAATAATTCTGGTCTGTTGTACGTTGGTATTATAAATTCTATCTTATCCATTTTAAATTTTTTGTATAGGTAACCCGTTTCCGAAGTTTCTAGTGTTTCTTGGGACAAAAAAAATTAGTTGTCCAAGTTTATGTTTATTGATATTGGTTGACCATTAGTTGTTATGTCAACCTTCTTCTGTTCTAATCCGTATAGTTTAGAAATGTCCGCAAGGGTTTCTCTTTCTACTCTTTTGTTGTTACTTTCCCTCGCTCTTGTAAGAAGGTCAAAGTACCTCGATAGTTGCTCGGAGATGATTTCTTCCGACTTTTCTTCAAATCTAAGCTTAAGTCTATCCTTACAGTCCTTCCAAATAGACTCAGCCGCGCGTTCGCTAATACCCCATCGCTTTGATCCTTGTGTTCTAAACTCGACATAGTTTAACTTTTGGTATAATATCATTTCAAGCGCTTCAGGGATTCTCTCCTCATATTCTGCTTGTGTGGATTTGCGTCCACCTTTGTTTATTTTGTCTTCCGCCATTTTATAATGAATTTACGTAGTTGGTGAACTTTCTTACTCTACCTCTTCCACATCCTCTACAATTAAAGTTGAAGTCTTCTCCGAATAGAAAGTTATATACCTTATTTATAAACTCTTTCTTGTCTTCTTTAACTCCACCATAACTCGTTAACTCTGCGTATGCGAGTTTAATATCTTCTTTGGTTGGGATATAGAACTCCTCTAATGGAGGTAATGGTTCGTTTATTTCTTTTTTCTTTTTACAATCAGAACATCCTCGTTTCTTCTTACCAGGATTTTCGATTGAATTTAGTTTTAGTTTTTCTAATCTGTCTAATTCCTTATCCATATTATTGTTCATTTAACATGTCATCCCACATCTTCTGTAACTTCTCAGGTACAGGTGTTGGTGTTGGGGCTGGTTCGGGGGTTACTTGATTTTCTTCCATATTATTGATTTAGTTTATTAATTACATTTGTTTTAACTTGTTCCCTCGCTTCTTTAATATAACGAGAAATTGATTGAATGGGAATAGTTGTCTTCCTTGAAACTGCTGCCATGGATGTGTTCATCGTTAACCACATGTCCATAAGCGATTTCCGAAACCAATCTAACTCTGAATAGTTTTGTTCCAACAATTCATATAGTTCCTCAGTTTCAAACGATTCCTGTTCTGAGGATAAATCATAACATGTTGATATATCCACATTCATAAGTACTCGTTCCCTTCTTATCTTATAGTAGAACGGTGATGTCTTTGAATAATAATTTATTCTCATTACCGCTGTGATATAATATTTGATTGAGTTATCGTCATATGACTTTAGATTGATTCTATCCTTGTCATATAATTGTAGAATTACCTCGTGTAATAATTCTTGGTGTATATCTGTATTTGTCTTACAGATTCGTTTGGCGATGGCTAAAAGATTGTAGTAATTTTTAGTGATGTAAACCTCAATTGTTTTGTTCATCTAAGAGTTTCTTAATATCGCGAAGGACCGCCGCTACTTCGTAGGTTTCGTCCATCTCGTTAGTCATGATTGAACTTTCCAATAAGAAGTTAAGAACTTGTTTCTTCTCAGCCATAGGGCTTAATTCTTTTTCTAATATATTCAATATGGTATCCAATAAGAAAGAACATATCTCTCTCTTGTCTTCTTCGTCTAGTTTGAAATAATCTGCCGGTATTTCCAATTCTCCAACCTTGATGTGATTATTTTTCTTCATATTCTTTGATAATTTTACATACACTCGAATCTGATACTCCTGTTATTAATGAGATTTTCCCCATGGAATATCCTCTCTGTCTATATGATATTATTCTATCCTTTAACAACTGACTAATCTTCTTTCCTTTTCCCCTCACTGGTCGTCTTGTGTATCTCAGGAAATGAAATTTAATCTTACCATTTTCATCCAACGTCTTTACTCCCTCTTTAAACCATGTACCAAGTTCCTCATTAAAAGTATAACCCAAAAGTTCCATTACCATAAAGGTTTGGTCTTTTTGCGTTTGGTCCATATATTGGTTACACCTTACCAAAATACGATCATGTCCTCCGTTATTCTCCAAATATTGTTCATGTTCTAATCTATCTTTTTCCTTTTGACATTCTATACATTCTGCGAACCTGATGCCTTTACTCTTTTGGTGGAAGTAATATTCATCTATGTGTTTCAGTTCTTTACATCTTGTACATGTTTTAAAATCGGTCATTGGTTATATATAAATAGTTCGTTAAAATTAAAAAGCC